AACAATGTAACAATATAAAATGGCAATGGATGTAAAAAACACAACAACAAGTTCAGGCTTAGACCAGTCCCTCTCAATCCAAACAACCGATGCTGAAGATGTAGACAGGGCAGGAAAACAAAAAGAGCCCTGGCAATCTACAATGTGGCAGACTTACAACGCATATTATAAAAAACACCTCTCGGTAAAATCCGTTATTAATAAATTAAGTCTGTGGGTTATGGGAGAAGGAATTGAAGCAGATGAGAAAACAAAAAAGATTTTAGATAAAATTGTAGGTTGGGGAAAAGAAACTGCGAACGAAGTATTTGATAATCAAATAAGAATAAAACATATCAACGGAGATTCTTATGCAGAAATAATAACCAGCGACGAACAACCCCTTAAACCCAATGGAAGTAATTTAATAAATCTTAAACCTCTAAACCCTGGAAGTATAAAACACGTTACAAATTCGCAAGGAATGCTAACAGGATATAAACAAGTCCAAACTGATGGAAAAGATAAACCCCTAAAGTTAGGCCAAATCTTCCACTTAGTAATGAATAGAACCGCCGACGAAGTTCATGGAACAGGCGACATTGAAAGCCTCACAACTTTCTTAGATAAAATAAAACAACTCGATGAAGATATGTCAGTAATGTTTCATAGATTTATAATGCCTTTATTAATTTGGAAACTCAACACAGACAACCCAGCTGCAATTACAAAATTTAAACTTCAAGAGAAAGAAGCGTGGAATAAGGGGGATAACATGGTTGCTCCAGAAAAAGCGGTAGATTGGGATTTAATCGAAGCTGGAAAGAATGGGGTAAACCCTATGGACTGGAGAAACAAATGGACTGAGGAAGTAATTAAAGGCGGCGGAGTTCCTGCTTTAATTATGGCTATTGAGTCTGGATCAACTGAGGCATCTTCTAAAATGGTAACTCTCGCTTGGGAAAAAGTTGTTAAAAAAGAACAAATGGAATTGGAAAAACAAGTCAAAGCCCAACTACATTTGAAAATTAATCTACCTCAATCAATCACAATCGAAGAATCTTTGGCAGCAGATGAAGGCAAAGACGCTAATAGATTTCAAACTACGCCACAAAAAGCAGGCAAGGACCAAAAATAATGACAAAATATAAAATAGTTATAGCAGCAATCGCGGGGATAGTTATCCTAGAAAGTATTGCCTTATTGAAAGGTATTAACGGAACTTTATTAACGATGGTTGTCGCAACAATAGCCGGGCTCGCTGGTTGGTCAGCACCAACACCTAAAATTTTAAAGAATTGAAAGGAGGAAAAAATATGGATGACAAAGAAAAGAAAACTGAGGAGGAAGAAACTAAAGAGGAAACACCCCCAAAGACAGCGCCAGCAACTGAGGATTCTAAAGACGGGGAACCTAAAGGAAAATCTCCGTTAGAAGAAGCTAAAGAAATTAATGCCAAAAAAGAAGAACTCCTAGATAGAGAAGAAAAATTGACAGAAAGAAAAGAAAAACTCGAAGCTGCGAGAATTGTCGGCGGACAAACCGAGGCAGGACAAACTCCTGAAACAAAAGAAGAAACTGATGAAGAACTTGCGGAGAAGTTTGATAAAGGCGAAGTGGACATCTTAGAAAAAGAATGAATAAGAAACTTTTGAAAGATGAAATTGAAGCGTGTAAGAAAGCAATAGAAAGCATGAAAGAAACTCTTGCGAAATGTCAGAACGGTATAGAGATCCAAAAATTAGTTTTATCAATGTTTGAGAAAGAATTGAAATGCACAGATATATAGTTTTAAGAGGGGTTGAGAGATTTACAAGAAGGGCATTAGAAGATCTCTCGGACCTATATTTTAATTTCAGAAATAAGAAAACTAAAAAACTAATTGGGGCCATGCAAATTGGAATTAGAGAGGTAAGAACATTTGAAATAATCTACCCGGCAACAGAGAAAGAAGGTATAAAAAAATTAATAAAAGATATAGTTTTAAAACACAAGCACGTGGCAATTCACTTTCTACCCTTCACAAAAAAAGACAAATACGTTAATGGAGTAGAATTTTTATAATTGTCTAAATTAGGAAAGTTTTAAATAGTCCGCTCACCGAATAACTCTATGGCAGACGAAGCAATAATTGTGGAGAACCCTCAATGGACGCATGATTTTACAGTTAATGAAGCTGCAACAATAGAACAATTTACTCTTTGTAAACTGACAGACGCGCGAACAGCCTCAGCCTCAGACGGTGCAAACGTATTCGCGGGAATTGCAATGACTGAGAAAAAGGCTGGAGATGGCCAAGTTAATTTAGGACTTGCACACGATAGCGGAATTTTTGTATTGAAGGCAGCAGGCGGAGCGTCAATAACTGCGGGGATGGCTGTTCTACTTTCAGGACCTAATCTGATTAAGGAAGCAAGTGCAGGAGATCTATTAACTGGCGCAGCTTTCGGTAAAGCCTTAGAAGATATTGCTTCGGGAACAAGTGGAGAAGTGAGGTTAGGATTATAATATGGCAGACCAAGCAGGACAGGTTGACATAAGAGGAGAAAATATTTCTAAGATTGTTACAGTATTCGCACAGAAAAAATTTAAATTACTGCCACTACTTAAACAAGTAAGCTCAAGCAAACTAACAGAAACTTATTATAAAGAAGACCCAACTATTTTAACAGCATCAGGAACACGTAATATTAAAGGCATCACAAGACTTTCAGAATTCCCAAGTGTGCAGCGTTCATGGACTAAGGTAAGTGCAGACCACACCAAGTATGGAGCAGAATCGCTTATCTCTATGGAAGACCTAAGATTAAATGCTTTCAATATCCAAGCGAGAAGTATAAACGGAATTGTCGAGAGTATTGTTAATTCAATAGACATAGCAATTTATGCAGCCCTAACAGCGGAAGGTTCAACAAGTGGAACCGTCGGGGCAGTCGCAACATGGGACAATGCAACAGCATCTAACCAAAACCCAATCAATGATATCCTTAGAGGAATACAGGCAATGGACGAGAACAACTACGACGCTCAAGATAACGGAATACTTTTAGTAAACCCTCACGATTACGCTTCATTAATGCAAAACTCGAAAGTAATTAATAACCCAAGTTTCAAGACTGCGGATGTTGTTAGTAATGGAAAAATGGGGCAGGTTGCAGGGTTAACTATTGTAAAAACTACAAGTGTTACAGATGCAGAAGCTATGATAATCATTCGAGGACTAACAGCGACATGGCAAAGTGCAGTAGGTTTCGAAACTGCACTAATTGAGAAGCCGGGTATATCTACAATTATTAGATCATGGCAGATGGGACAAATTCAAATAATCCACCCTAAAGCAATCTACACAATCACATCAACAGAATAATGGTAAACTACAAAGCACAAGTTCTACGAGGAGAGAAATGGTTTCATCTATTAACAGAAGAAGAATTATCTAAAGAGCCAGAAAATAGTTCTAAGCCTGGAGATGTAGCAGTTTACTTAGAATCTTGTAATAAAGTTAAAGAAGAAAAGAGTGTTAAATCTAAGGGGAAGAAATAATGGTAGAGCTCGTCGGAGATAATTGTGAGCCAAGCAATCTAACTATCCCAACTACAGGAACTACTGGCTCGGTAAGTAAAGCAGGATTTATTTTTTTCTCTGGTGGGAAACTTTGGTTTGATACTGGATCAGGTTTGGAAATAATTACATCTGCATAAATTTTTAAAGTTTGTTTCTCTGTAATTCTATGGCTAAAAAGTTAATGAATGTTAATCGTGTGAAGAAAGAAACTTCTAAATTCCACAGACCGGAAGGGGCCGGGAACTTCGATAACATGGACGATATGAATATTGTTAATCAAGTGAACACAAACACCGGAAAAATCGACCACACCCCAACTTTAGACAAGCACATAGTTAATAAAAAATATGTTGATGGTGAGATAGCAACTATCCCTGTGGTTACAGATTACTGGAAAACAACCACAGACCAGATAGATTTAACAGGCGATAAGAAAGGAAGTTATATTTTAGATACAACAGGCAGTTGCTTGCTAGGAAGATTAAAAATAACAGGTGCAAGCACCGCAGCGTTGTGGCTAACAGGCGGCGGAGGAGTTACCGTAGAATCTGGCGGAACAATAGGATATAGTCCAGGCGGAGCAAGAGATACAACTGTGAATTTTAGCTACCCAAATATGTCATTTAAA